TGCATCCACACTATCCTTAAAATCAATAGCATCGTACAGGTCAACAAAGTGTCTAACCACTTTGTGGTCTTTAAAATATCCTGTTACTCTGTACACTGCTCTTTACCAGAACATTCTGCTGGAAAGCAATGCCCCTTCATATAAAAATATTCATTCTCGTAAGTGGGCTTCCACATTTTCTCATCCATCATATATTCACACTGTGGTTTTGTCATAGGTTGTTGTAGTGCAATCTGACCAATATAGTTGTCATCACCACCAGCATCAATACCCCACATCGTAATAACTAATATAAATTCCTTCATGATATCCTCTTCATAATTAAGTGGTGGTGTTTCTGTTTCCAAGTACACCACCGAAACTCAGTACGATTAAGCTGCGATAGCGTAATCTACATATGCATTGTTATCGTTTGCATTTACGAGTTTTGACCTATTACGCAGTCATCCGATAATTCTACTCGCCTCTATCCCTGTCAGTCGAACCTAGTTCGCCCCCATCATAATTACTTGATTTACCAACACCAGATAGATATCTTACTGGCGTCTTTTCTTGTATCTTAAACAGTTTTATAAAAAACTCTGTTAGTCTATCAAACATATTGTCCTCAAGTAATTATGGTGGAGGCGATGGGTACTGCCCCCATGTCCTGTCCAGTATTTGATTTGTATCATCAAACTGTATTATATTTATACCAAATTATTCTTCATTTGTCAAGGACAAAATAGAACGATTTGCAAGATGTTCTTCTGCAATCTCATCCTTAGATTGACCATGATAGCGTACTGCATGATGATTGTCTACTAAGAGTTGATTGATATTGTGTTCACCACCAAACCAAATCTCTCCTAGAATACGTCCATACTTACCCTTACCATCTTTGAATGTTTTCAAAGTAAGGTCACCAGCGTTTGTCCATTTAGTTAGAAACGCAGATGCAGCTTTACCATACACCTTTTCAATTGGGTCAGATGTTCTAGATTCTGGCGTATCAATTCCATACATTCTAATTCTCTGATTTTGCATCCAGACACCAAATCCTAAGTCAATGTCAACATCAATTGTGTCACCATCAACGACCTTGACTAGTTTACATTTATATTCGTACATTCTATACTCCTTTACTTCCTACAGGTTTGCAGATATATTCGACTGTATCCCAATCACCATCAGTAGGAATACCAGCATACACTGGTAATAGTTCTTTACACTTTTGTTCTTCATCAAACCACTGGACATCCTGTTCTACACAGGTACTTCCAAGGCACACTGTCAATAATAGGTGCCAGATTGTGGTCATGTTTTCACACCATCTGTTTCTGGTGTACTGATATTTATCATTCCTTGACCAAATCCAAGAATACAAGCCTGTTTTCCATTATCAACAAATTCAAGTAGTGTCCATGTCACAGGGTTTGCTTTTGGATTAATTGCAATAACAAATTTTGAACCATTGAAAGAACCATTCGGCATTCCAGTAAGACCTTCCATCCAGACGGTAGGAAGTTCTCCATGCCTTTTTAGTTGTTCAACTACTGCATCACTACTAGAACATTGTGCTGGTTTTTGAGCCCAGTAAAACATTCCTTTTTTTTCTAGTTCTGTTTGTGTATCCTTTTCTTGTGCGAATGCAACACTACTAAACAGGAGCGCCGATAACGGCAGGACTTTCATCCAATTTTTCATTTTCTTTTTCCCATGCTTGGGTGAAATCGTCAACCGCTTCTACCAACATCCCCAGATAATCATTCTTATCTTTGATGAATTCTTGGACAACTCCATCCTCTGTTACCACTAGAATCACAATCTGATTGATTGCATGACCAGTGCGTTCTTCAAACATCTCTGCATATGCAGATGCTTGAATGTAGTAGTTCTCATTCCAATCGTCATTACGTTCTGAACGAGAAGTCTTAAAATCTATAATGGATAGTTCACCATTGTATTCTGCAATACAGTCTACTCGACCAGCAACCATGTATTTATTAGAATACAAACCGCATTCTTGTGAATAGATATTGTCTACCTTTTCACTGATAGTCTTTTCCAATTGACTAAACAACGCTGCAGCGAGAAATGGTTCTCTTTTTACTTCTTTGTTATTTAAAAAGTCCTCACACATATGGTGTACTTTCGTACCCCTTGCAGCAGCAGTTCGTGCGATGTAATTTGCAACATCGTCACCAACTTTTTTACGCCATGCGTGAAGACCTTCTGCCTTTCGGTTTCCCAAGACAGTTGTGATAGATGGATACATTTTGCCATCTGGTGTGAGATAAAACCGTTTTCGGTTAACAGTTTTGGTTTGTAGTTCTTGTATTTCTACAGGTTTGTGTGTAAACATAATATTTCCTCAAGTTAATATTCATAATTATATCAAATTAAAACAGGTTTGTCAAGAAGGAAGGTATACTCCTGCCATCTTAAATGCTTCTGTTTCTGTTTCGGTATTCCTTCTAGTCCATCCTTTACCAAAGGTATCGAATGTACTTAGACTTTCGTAGAAGTTTTGTCGTACCTCAGTGTAATTTGCAATTGCACCTTCGATACCTTCTTCATCAATATACTCATCTAGTTTTTTAAGAGTGTTTGGCCCGATGCCACCATCTGCAACTGTTCCAATCATTGACTGAAGTTTCTTTGCAGCTCTTCCTGTACCAGAATTAACGGCCCAGTCAAAAACGCAAAGGTCTAAACCTTCTGGAAGTTGGTCTGCTTTAACCCTATCCCAATAGTTATTTTTGTAGATAGGTGCGACATCTTCAAATTCTAAATCTTTCATGTCCTTCTGTTGAAGGTCATTTTCCATACACCACTTTTCGTAGACCCTTTTGGTTACGCCCATATTAGTTTCGCCGCCTGGGTCTTTAGGATGATTCACATATCCGCCTTCATGGTGGAGTATGAGTTTCAAACATTCATCAAAGTTGCTCATTTACCTTGTCCTCTGTATTTTTTAAACGACCTACGTTTGTGTTTATTCATCGTAGACGTAATTGGTTTCTTGCCCATTGAAGTTCCTTTGTAGGTTGGTTCATGGACGGTTGCATTACTGTACATCTTTGCCATTAGATTTCAACCCCCTGTTTGATTTTATTAATGAGGTAACTACGAACTAATCCAGAACGCACAATGTCACCGATTGTAAATTCAATAGTAGAGAATTCTTCCATCGCTTCTATGATGCCCATAAATGCACCCAACCCTTCTTTCTCACCATTCTTCTGCAAGTCAGTCTGGAAGTAGTCACCAGAGAATATAATCTTACTGTCTTGTCCAACACGAGTCATGATAGTATCTAACTCATGGAAGTTTAGATTCTGACATTCATCGACTATGATGATTGCATTGTCTAATGTGATACCTCTTAGGAAAGAGGTGGTGAGGAACATAATACTACCCTGTACTTTCAGTCTGTCATATAACATACTAAACGCACTATCGGATGCCTGTTCAAACATGAACTGTACCATGTTCTGGTACGGTACTTGGAACAGTGCAGTCTTATCTTCTTCATCGCCTGGCAAGAATCCAATCTCCCTAGTGGGAACTGCACTCCTTACAAGGTATACACATTCGTATGGGGTTGATGGGTCAAGAACCTGTTCTAGTGCAAGGTAAAGTGATACAAATGTTTTACCTGTACCAGCAGCACCATGCAGAAATAAATTCTGTCCTTTTCCGTATTCATTGAATACAAGTTTTTGATTGTCGGTAATTGGTTTAACCTTTACCAGACTATCACCTGTCACATCTTTTTTCTTTGCCATATTCTTACTCACTATAATTAAAGGTGGAGCAATGGGTTTACCATTGCTCCTGTGAATTGGTGGATTGACCACACAGCTTCCAATCTCATTGCGAGGGTGCTGTGGTTTCTCACCATCACAGTTTTATTTATATCACCTTGTGTTTCTTTAAGACTTCTCTAGTCTTAATTTCTTTAGTTGTTTTTTTACCGTATCTGTCTGCAAGTGCAGATGATGGATGTGCTTCTGCAATCCGTGATAGATTTTCTTTCCATCCAGAATCGTTCTTAATGCGGTCACCTGTTCCACCAGACATTGAAAACATTGATGGGGTTTGTTGAATGTGAGGATTGTTTTTTAAATATTCCTCACGACCAGACATGGTAAAAAATTCTTCAAATTCCTCACCAGTTTCCTTGTTCTTAAAATTATAATACGGCATCTTTTAGTTTTTCCTGTAGTTCTACTATCTTCAATTGCAAAGTGTGAACTTGTTTTTGCATCTCTGCCATTTCTTTTCTGTACATTTCTTCCCTTGTCATAAAGGGTCTATTGCTCTCAGTCCATCCACGCAAATTATTACCTACAGTAACATCATCAACAGGGTCTTCCATATCCTTCTCCTGTCTCATCTTCCAGAGCATCCAATCATAATACCGTTGGGGTTCTGGGTCATGCTGCATTTTGTAACTCATACCAATAGGGTACTCCTCTTTTTGTCCACTTCGCCAAATGTTGTTTATACTTTATATAGTAGTCGTGATATGCCTGCAATGAACTGTTTGGATTCTTTACGTCTTCAAACATCGCTTGATACGGTTCACAAAATCCTAGTTCGTACATATTCTTTGGTGGTGTCGCAAGAACCATTTC